CACCATGCCCGGCGGCCTTACGGCCGGCACCCTGTATTACGCCGACAGCGTGACCAGCTCCACCATCACGCTGCACACCGCCACACCGGTGGCCAGTGGCAACAAGGTCAACATCACCAGCACGGGCAGCGGTACATTGCGGGTGCGCAAGTGCGCCGGCAGCGTTTACGGCATCCTCACCGAAACCAGCGCGGTGACGATCAGCGACGGCCAGACCATTGGCTACAGCGTCAAGCTGGCCGTGAACGACTGATGGCTGACGCCCAGGTTCAGGTCCAGGTGAACGGGAGCAACGGCACCGCAGCATTGCGGCAACGGTTGCAGGAGGTGGTGGAAGCGAACCGGATTGCGTTGAATCTGCGGCAGCAACAGCGCAACCTCGAAATCAAGGTGAGCCGTGGTCAGGCCTAGGGAGCGGTACCGCTACGGGGCACGACGGCGCGGGGCCAAGCTCGTGCCCGTCTACATGGTGACCGAGGTGTTTGACAGCTACGCCGCCAGCACCAACATCAAAACCTTGCGCACGGTCACCGTTCACACCGGCAGCGATGGCCAGGTGGCCAGCTACAAGCCATGGGAGATAGGCCCTGCGCCAGAAGCCAGCGAGGCTGACCCTGGAATTGTCGCGGCAATGATTCAGCGGGTGCTGTTGGTGGCAAATCGAACGATCACAGCCAGCAGCTGGAATGCCACGCGCTACAACAGCGCTGCCCAAGGTTTTGAGCAGCTGATAGACGGGGTGCTGTATTGCACGATGGTGCGCACTTCGCTGGTGATCGGGAATGCCAGCGTCAGCTACCGCACCAGCTTCCCTGGCACGCCACTGCCTGACACCACCGCAACACTCAGCGAAGCCAGTGTGATCTCTGCCAGCGTCTATGACGTGCTGACGGTTGGCATTGATCTGGCCACCGGTGACATCACGCAGGGCAGGGCACCGCTTTACTCCCACAGTTTGAGCGTGACTGGGGCCACCTCAACTAGCTATGTCGCCCAATACAACGCGATTTACGCTGGATACAAAGAGGCCGTGGTGGCCAGTTTGCCAGCTGCTCATCCGTTTAAAAGCTGCGGTCTTGCAGCTTGGGCCTTGTTTGATAACTATGGCGCGGCAGCTGGGGATTATTCACAAAGCAACTCAGGGTTGCCGTTGTTGTCCAATCCATTAACGGGCAGCTTTGAGCCATTTCGCATTGCCCATCCTTCATTGTTCAGCATCGGCAACCAAAATGCTGATGCCCGCGTCGCTGCCACTTTTTTCAAAGGCTACAGCCGCGATGCAGACAAGCGTGTTTATGGATCGAGCTACTACGAGTTGAGCGATCTGGGCGCTGAATGGACCAGCTGCGCGGGGTACGGGTTGCTTGGCACGCAGGTTGCTTCAACCTGGAGTGAATACAGCGCCAGCAACCTGACCGATCGTGCTGAACTGCTGGACCTTTCAGGGTTGCCTGAGCCTGATCAGCTGGCCATGGAGGCCGACCCCATCAGCCCGCCGCTGGCATCCATTCCATCGCTGGGCTCGACGCAATACACCACCAGCGGCCCTGTCTATTTCCGCGAATCACCCAATCGCCCGTCCTTTGCTTACAGCGACGTGACGCGCTATTTGAACCGGCTTTATTGGATCGTTAATTGAACGTCGTTAGCGTTGCTTGTAGTTGTTGGCCTGTATGGCTGAACTTAACGCCGAACCGCAAGCGCCCGAACCAACGGCTAGCGCTAATGAAGCCTCAATTGAGCCCTTGAACCAGCCGGGCCTGGAGGCCCTGGCCAAGGAGCGCGAAGCACGCAAGGCCGCAGAGCGGCGCCTGCAGGCCATTGAGCAGCAGCTGCAAGGCCTTGACCCCGACCAACTGCGCAACATCAAAGAAGCCCAAGAGCGTGAAGAGCGCCTGAGGACTGAGATGGATCAGCGCATCAAAGAAGCGGCCGAGGCTGCCAAGGCCGAAGCCCTGCAGCAGGTCAAGGTCAAAGACCAGAAGCTGGCCGAAGCGCTGGCCGAAAAGTCGGAGCTGTATCGCCGCCAAGCCCTGGCCAATGCTTTTCAGGTGGCCGGTGGCCGCAGCGGCGGCGCCGACGATGGCACCACCTATTTCGATGCGCTGATGGGCGCGGTTGGTAGCCGCTTCAAGGTCACCGACGCTGGTGAGGTGGTGGTCACCAATGCCAACGGCGACGCCATGCTCACCGACAACGGCGACCCCATGGCCCCGGTGGCCTACCTGGAGCAGCTCAAAGCCCACCCGGTCTACGGCCATTTCTTTGCCCCCACCAGCAATGGCCACGGCGGTGGCATGCGCGGCAGCGGCAACCCCATTGCCGGCAGCCTGCAGGGCATGAGCGCCCTCGACAAGATCAGCTTCGGGCTGGGCTCATGAGCACGCTGGATCTGCCCTTTGTCGTAGCCCCGCAGAAGGTCAAGCGGCAACGGATCGGCACCAAAGCCACCGGCGTCCTTGAACTGCCGGTACTGGGTTCGCTGCAGGTGGGCGAGGTGATCACCGTCAGTGATCTCACCGATGAAGAGGAATCGTCGGTGGTGCTGGCGGCCAAGCTGGCGCAGCGCATCAGCGCAGAGCAGCAGATCAGCGTTTCCGAAGCCTTTGCCCTGGTGGAGGCCGCTGCCTTGGGCAAAGAGATGGTCGCAGAGCAGGACGCAATCCGGCTGCAATATCTGCCGGAGGTGGCAGCACTGACCAAAAGCTGGGTGGAGCGCGGGCGCCGGCGCATGCTGGCCAGCGTGACGGCCTTGATTCAGCACCGGCTGGAGCGGCCCGAGTGGACCATGGCCGAAACGGTCAAGCTGCCGCAGCCGTTGATGGAAGCGCTCTTTGCCTTCTTTGAAGCCGAGCGCACCGCTGCCGAACCTGACAGCGCGGCACCGCCATCAGAGGATGAGATAAAAAAGCCGCTGCCGGTGGATGGCAATCCAACCGCCTGAACTGGGGCGAGGTGTTTTGGACCTTGTGCCGTGCCTTCCCCGGCCAGTTCGATCGGCGCAGCTTCGGGCGTGAAAAGGCCACCGTGGTGCTGTCGGCCTACCGGCAGTTGCACGAGCTGCAACGGGCTGAGCTGCAGCTGAACGAGTTGCAGGGGGCGCAGATCAGCAGCCTGCTGTTCAACATCAACCGCGATCAGAAAAAAGCCAAGGCCACCAGCTACCGCGACTGGTGCTTCTTTGCTGCAACTGAGCAGGTCAATGACAGCGACGCGCTGCCGGCGGTGGTAGCGCACGTGTGCCTGGCCTTACGGCATGAGGGCAAGCTGCCGCCGCTGCTGGTGGCGATCTGGCGCGAGGTGGTGAAGCAGGCCAAGGGCAGCGCGGACATGCCCGAGGTGCGGGCGCTAGCGAGCGAAGATCGCTCGGTGGTGCTGGTGGCACCGGTGTGGGAAGGGCAGCACCTGCGCAGCTTTCTGGCCGCCAAGGGGCACAGCGGCGGCGAGGTGATCGAGCTGCAGGACCTGGACCGGCCGCTGCTGCGCTACCGCATCAAACTGCCCGAGCGGATCATGCCGGTGCATTTTGAGGCCGGTGTGCTGCTGCTCAACCAAGAGGCCAGCAGCCAGCGGTTGCTGGGGGCAACTTGAACGAAAAGGCCTCGGCGTGGACATCCTGGCTCTGCGGGGCGCCCTGGCCTCGGCGCTCACCTCCTACCTCGGCACCTACACCCTGGGCAACGGCAGCACCACGCCGGCGCTGGTGGTGCGGGACCCTGGCGCTGGCTTGCAGGCCGGCACCACGGTCAGCGGCCTAGAGGTGGTGATCAACAGCGTGCCGGAGCTGGAGCAGCGGCAGCAGTACAAGAACAGCCCTTTTGTCCAGACCTGGATTGTGGTGCTGTTGGACTGGGGCGGCGGTGATTTAGAGGGCGCCACGGCGCTGGTGCAGTCGGCATTTGCAGGCACGACGGCAACGATTCTGGCCGTCACCGAAGACATCGGCCCCAAGCGCCAAAGCGAGCTGCGCATTCCGCTGCAGCGTGAGGGCGGATCACCGGCGTTTCAAATCCCGCCCAGCCTGCAGGTGCAAAGCGTCAACGGGCAGGTGGGCCATGTGTCGTTGGGCCTGAGCGACCTGGACGATGTGAACAGCACCGGGCTGACGGACAAGGCGCTGCTGGTGTGGGATGCGGCCACCAGCCGCTGGAAGGTGAATCAGCACACCACGCTCACCATCACTGATGGCGGGCATTGGTGAGGGCAACTTTGGGACACAGCCTGTAAGCGTCTGTGGCTAACACGATTCGAATCAAACGCCGCGCCATAGGCAGCGGCAGCGGCGCCCCCAGCAGCTTGGCCAATGCTGAGCTGGCCTTCAACGAAGACAGCCAGGTTCTGTATTACGGACTGGGCACTGGTGGCGCGGGCGGGACAGCCACCAGCGCACTGCCGATTGGCGGTCCTGGGGCGTTCATCTCCAGTGCCACCACCCGCAACGCGAATCTGGTGTTTGCGGGCCCAGCCAGTGGCTCTGCAGCCGCGCCGAGCTTCCGCAGTTTGGTGGCCAATGACCTGCCGGATCTGAGCAGTGTGTATCTGGCCCTGGCAGGTGGCACGGTCGGCGGGAACCTGACGGTTAGCGGCAACCTGACGGTCAACGGCACCACCACAACCATCAACTCCACCACGGTGTCGGTGGATGACAAGACGTTCGAGCTGGGCAGCGTGGCCAGCCCGGACGATTCCACCGCCGATGGCGGCGGCCTGGTGCTCAAGGGAGCGACGGATAAGACCTGGCTGTGGGTGGATGCCACCGATGCTTGGACCAGCTCTGAACACGTCAACCTGGCCAGCGGGAAGGCGTTCTATGTCAACGGCACGCAGGTGCTCAGCGGCAGCGCCCTGGGCTCGGGCGTTACCAGCAGCAGCCTGACCAGCGTTGGCACCATCGGCACTGGCACTTGGCAGGGCACCACGGTCGCGGTGGCCTACGGCGGCACTGGCGCGACCACGTTGACCGGGCTGGTCAAGGGCAACGGCACCAGCGCGTTCACCGCAGCGGTGGCCGGCACCGATTACCTGAGCCCCAGCTCAACAATCGACGGGGGTGATTTCTAGTGCCGCGTCTAGCCAAAATCCTGATTCGCCAAGGCACCACCACCCCAGCGGCAGGTGACTTCGATGTGGCCGAACCGGCCTGGGACAAGAGCGCCGGCAAGCTGTACATCAAGAACGCTGCCGGCTCCATGGTGGAGATTGGCACAGGTGGTGGTGGTGGAAGTCTCAACGAACTTGATGGTGGCAGCGCTGCAAGCGTGTTCACAACAAACGCATTGACTTTGCTTGATGGAGGCGCAGCCTAATGTCTGTTCGGATTCAGCTTCGTCGCGACACTGCTGCCAACTGGGCATCAGTTAATCCTGTGCTGACGCAGGGCGAGCCTGGCTACGAAACAGACACAAGAAAGGTTAAATATGGGGATGGTAGCAGTGCTTGGAATAGCTTGGAGTATGCGCCTGCCGCCGCAATTGTTGATGGCACTATCGTCAACGCGGATGTCAATGCATCAGCCGCCATTGCTTACAGCAAGCTCAGCCTGACGGGATCCATCGTCAACGCAGACATTGGCGCTGCTGCGGCAATCGTTGACACCAAACTCGCCACGATCAGCACCGCAGGCAAGGTGGCCAACTCGGCAACGACAGCAACTGACGCCAACACCGCCAACGCAATCGTCGCCCGCGACGCTTTGGGCAATTTCACCGCTGGCATCATCACGGCGACAGGTTTCAGCGGCTCAGGCGCATCGCTGACATCGCTCACCGCTGGCAATTTGAGCGGCACCATTCCGGGCGGCGTGTTGGGCAATAGTAGCCTCTTCTTAGGCACAACGTTGATCGCGCTGAACCGCAGTTCAGACACTCAAGCGTTGACGGGCATCAGCAGCGTGGCGCTTCCAGGTTCAACCAGCGGCACCATCACGATTCAGCCGGCAGCGGTGGCCGGCACCAACACGCTTACGTTCCCGGCTGTGACCGGCTCGGTGGTCACGACCGGCGACACCGGATCTGTCACCAACACGATGCTGGCGGGCTTGATTGCCGACACCAAACTGGACACGATCAGCACGGCTGGCAAAGTCAGCAACAGTGCCACGACAGCAACCAGTAGCAACACGGCAAACGCCATTGTCGCCAGAGACGCATCAGGCAATTTTTCAGCTGGCGTGATCAGCGACTCCGCAGGCAGCTTGCGCACTTTGCCGCAAAACAGCAAGACATCAGGTTATACACTAATCGCAACCGACACGGGCAAACACATCAGCATTACAACAGGCGGCGTGACCATTCCGTCAGGCGTATTTAGCACTGGTGACGTGGTTTCAATTTTTAACAACAGCGGCAGCAGCCAAACGATCACACAGGGATCATCAACAACTGTCAGGCAGGCTGGTACTGCCAATACAGGCAACCGCACACTGGCGCAATACGGACTGGCGACAGTACTGTGCGTTGCATCAAATACGTTTGTGATCTCAGGTTCGGGGTTAAGCTGATGTCTATTTGTTCGCAAGCCTTGCTGTTGAGCTATGGCGCAGCAGCGCCGAGCCCGCCAACAAGTGTTGAGTATTTGGTTCTCGCTGGCGGCGGCGGTGGTGCCAATCAAGGTGCTATTGCAACCAGAGGAGGAGGAGGAGGTGGTGCTGGTGGGATGCGAACCTCGTCATCTTTTTCTGTCACAGCCGGGACCTCGTACACAATTACTATTGGCGGCGGTGGAGGCAGCGGTACTCAAGGAAACAGTTCTGTTTTTTCTTCAGTCACATCAACTGGTGGCGGTAATGGCAACGGTGGCAGTGGCGGATCAGGCGGTGGCGCTGCAAGTGGCGGTGGCGGCAGTGGCACTGCCGGAGAAGGTAACAACGGAGGATCTGGCAACGGAATTGCAGCGGGCGGCGGAGGCGGCGCTGGAAGTGGTGGGTCGAGCAATAACGGCAACAATGGCGGCAACGGTGGATCTGGGGCTTCGTCTTCAATTACAGGAAGTTCCAATACTTTCGCCGGCGGCGGCGGGGGCATGGGCTTCGCGGCCTTCGGCGGCGTTGGAGGATCTGGCGGAAGTGGCGGCGGTGGCGATGGCGGGACAGGAGGCAATGCGCAGAGTGGCTCCCCTCAAACAGGGGGCGGAGGTGGTGGGTCTGTCAGTGGAGGTCCAGGTGGCTCCGGGGGGTCAGGCATTGTTGTGATTGCCTACCCCGATACATTTGCAGCTCCGGCATCAATCACCGGGACCTATTCAGAACCGTCTCGCAGCGGCTATCGCGTCTACTATTTCACGGGCTCCGGCAGTATCACTTTCTAAAACCAATGGCACATTTTGCAGAACTCGACTCAAGCAACAACGTCATCCGCGTGATTGTTGTTGGCAACCCCGATTGCCTGGATGACGCCGGCAACGAGTCTGAAGCAGTCGGCATTGCGTTCTGTCAGCAACTGTTTGGTGCTGACACTCGCTGGCTGCAGACCAGCTACAACGGCAACATTCGCAAGCGCTACGCCGGCATCGGCTACACCTACGATCCAACCTTAGACGCCTTCATCCCACCGCAGCCTTTCCCGAGTTGGACGTTGGACACTGCCACTTGCAACTGGCAGCCACCTATCCCTTGCCCCGATGATGGGCAGCTCTATGACTGGGATGAAGCGGCCCAGGCCTGGACTTTAAACAATCAAGAGCAGGCCGTCTAACTCTGTTTTGAGCGACGCCATACACATTATTCAAGGCCACGGCAACTGAAAGCACGGCTCACACGCGACGTGGGGCCCTGTCAGATGGCGCGATGCCGATGACGCCCAGCCCATTCATGTCTGATGGTGCGATGCCAAGGACATCAACCACCTCAACCCTTTTGACCCGTGGCACTCACTACCCTTGAGTCCGGCAAACTCGGCCGGCAAAACACCCTCAAAGAGGGCATCGTTGAAATCTTCCGCGAAGGCAAGCTCTATGCAGCTATGCCCCAGCTGTCCGTCACCGGCACCGGCATCCACTACAACCAAGAGCAGACCCTCCCTGGGATCGGCTTTCGTGGTGTGAACGAGGCCTACAGCGAGAGCACCGGCATCATCAACCCCCAATCCGAAGCGCTCAAAATCTTCGGTGGTGACGTTGACATTGACCTGGCTCTGGAGGCCATGCAAGGCCAAGAGATCCGCACCGCCCAGGTGGCGATGAAGGTCAAGGCTGCCCGCCTCAAGCTGGAGAAGACCCTGATCAAAGGCGATTCCACCAGCAACGTCAACGAGTTTGACGGTCTGCAGGCCCGCATCCCCTCGGGTTCGTCGCAGCTGATCACCAACGCTGCCAACGGCGGCGGCATGAGCTTGGCAGCTCTTGATGAGCTGATCGACGCAGTGGACGAAACCGTGGGCAGCCCTGTGCTGATCATGAACCGCACCCTGCGCCGTCAGCTGTCCGCTGCCGCTCGCGTCACCTCCGCTGTGGGCAACCTGCAGTACGGCCAAGACGCCCTCGGCCGTCAACAGCTCAGCTACAACGGCATCCCCATCCTGGACATCGACCACGATGAGGCTGGCGTTCAAATCCTGGCCTTTAACGAGACCCAGGGTTCGAGCAGTGCTTGCAGCTCGGTCTACTGCGTTGCAGCGGGTGTCAACGGCGCCACGCTGATCACCAACGGTGGCATCGGCGTGCGTGACCTTGGCGAGATCGACACCAAGCCGGTGCGTCGCATCCGCGTTGAGGCCTACCTGGGCATGGCGGTGTTCCATCCTCGGGCGATTGCTCGCCTGGCTGGCATCACCAATGCAGCAGTGGCTGCCTGATTGTTCTTTCACCCCTCATTGAGGATCTACCCATGCCTGTTGCAACTGGAATGAGCGATCGCCGGGGTTACCTGCGCGACGCCAACCTCGAACTGCTGGCCGCTAGCGCCGTCAGCGCCACCCAGACCGGCAACGAAGTCACCTTCGATGCTTCCTCGCTGGAGTTTGGCAAAGTTGTGATCGCCTCGGGCGGTTACAGCTCCTACACCGCCGGCACGGCCGAGTGGACCGTGGCATTCCAAGCCGCGACCGCTGCAGGTGGCACCTTCGTCACCATTGAGTCGATCGTGCTGCCTGCCACCGCCAAGACCATTGAAGTCCCCTTCTCTGGTCCTGAGGTGACCCAGCGCCTCGGCGGCCGTGCCGCTGTGGTGAAAGGCGTGCTGACCAAGACCGGTTCGCCCGGCACAGCTACCGCCACGGTCTACATCGCCAAGTGATGTCGGCCTTTCCGGTCACCCTCACCCACCCGGACACTGGGGCCACTTACATGGCCTCAACCCGGCTGGAGTTGATGGAAGCCCTGGCCAATGGCTGGACGCTGACCGCTCAAGAGCGCGAAGCGATGGTGGCCAAGACCAGCGGCAAACGTAAAGCGGCAACTCCTGTGCAGGCCCCTGAAGGGCAACCCTGACGGGCCTGTGATGGAGGGATGGTGAGCCCCTGTTTCGGCAGGGGCTTTTTTTGCAATGGCAACTCAAACGACCACCGCACCACTGACCGCGCTGTGATCGAAGTTGTCGCCGCCGTGGTGGGTGCTGTTCTGGGCTTTACGGCAACCGGCATCAGCGGGTTCATGCGCCGCGACACTGAAGACAGCAAGGCAGTAGTGCGGCTCACGGCAGCTGTTGAGCACATCGCCGGCGAAGTCAGCCTATTGCGCAAAGAGCTGCGCGAAGACCTCGGCGCTGTCTACCCCAGGATCAATGCTGTTGAGCAGCGCGTTGCAGCGCTTGAAGCCAAGCTCTGAAGCCGGGGCAAGTTAGAGCAACTGCCTGCCTGCGGTGACCGTTGAACAGCTGAGCGCCCTCTGCGGTGTGTTGGTCGTGCTGCTGGGCGTCAGCGAAGCCCTGCCCTTTGTGCAGCGCATCAAGGCCAACAGCTGGGCCCAGATCCTTATCGCCGTGATCAAGGCCGTTGCCGCTCAAGGCAAAGCCGTCAAGCGCTGAGCCATGGCGAAAGCCGTCAAGCTGCGCGACTTCTTTGCGCACTTCAAAGGCGAGCCGCACCAGCTCGCGGCAATTGAGCAGCTCCAAGCGGTGATGCCTCAGAGCCTGCTGCAAAGCGACACCCCATGGGTGGAGACCTACCGCGCTGCACCCAAAGCCAAACAACCGCTCATCACACCCAACACCTGGGATGGCGTGAGCAAAGCAGCGCAGCAAGCCGGCGCCCGTTACCCCGAACTGGTGGCGGCGCAGTGGGCGCTGGAGTCAGGCTGGGGCAAACACACCAGCGGCAAACACAACTATTTCGGCCTCAAAGGCCCTGGCACCAAGACCAAGACCCAAGAAGTGATCAACGGCAAAACGCTCACGCTCACCGATGAGTTCTTGAACTTTCAAGACCTCGACACTTGCGTGGAATATCTCGTTGATCGCTGGCACCGCGATTGGATGGATTACAAGGGCGTCAACAATGCCCCCACCCGCGAAGAGGCAGCCCGCAGCCTGGTGGCTCAGGGCTATGCCACCGACCCGGCCTATGCCGACAAGCTGATCGAGCTGATGGCGCAAAAGGTGCCGCTCAAGCCCAAGCCACAGACGCAACAAGCCGGGGCGTTATTGAAGGTGCCCTACTTCAGCCAGCGCGATTCCATTGTCCCCGGCCAAGCCTCACGCATGTGCTTCTCTAGCAGCTGCGCCATGCTGCTGGCCTACTTCAAACCCGGCACCATCACCGGCGCTGCAGCTGATGATCAATACCTCAAGCGGGTGCTGCAATACGGCGACACCACCGATGCCAGCGCCCAGCTCAAGGCCTTGGCTAGCTACGGCATCAAAGCGAGCTTTGTGCAAAATGCCTCCTTTGCCACCCTGGAGCAGCAGCTGCGGTTAGGCCGTCCCGTGGCCTGCGGCTTCCTCCATCACGGCACCGTCAGTGCTCCTTCTGGTGGCGGCCACTGGCTCACGGTGATCGGCTGCACCGATAAAGCTGTCATCGTCAACGATCCATGGGGAGAGATGGATCTGGTGAATGGCACCTATGTCAATAGCAAAGGCGCTGGCATTGCTTACAGCAAAGCCAACTGGGGCCCGCGCTGGATGGTGGAAGGCCCCTCAACCGGCTGGGCGATCCTGGCCCAACCGTGACTGCACCGCATAGGCAGCGCAAGCCATCTCATACCAGCACCAGGCTTGCCAATCCTGGCGGTGCTCCTTCACCATCCCGGCATAGGTCACACGCCAGAGCACACCGTCTGGCAACTGCAGACGCTCGATCGTTGGCGCCGGCACTGGCAACTCACCCTGTCCCCGTAGGTTGCCGCCATGGCCTGGGGTAAGTGGATGGTGCCCCAGCTGGGGCCAGAGCACCTGCTCACCTTGGAGCGCCAGCGCCGGGTGATCGAGACCTATGACCTCAAACAAGCCCAAGCCATGCTCAGGCAACTGTGTGAGCTGAGCGCACGGCAAGACCTGATCATCAGAGGTGCCGTCAAGCGCATTGCAGAGCTGGAGTGCCAACAGGCACTGGGGCATGGCTCAACTTGAGCCGCAGCAGCCTCAACGCTTGCGCTGAGATCTGCCGCACCCGCTCCCGGCTGACGCCCATGTCCTTGGCAATTGCCTCATAGGTGTCAGGCCTTGCGAGGAAGTAACGGCGACGCAACACGTCCTGCTGCTCTGGCCGAAGGCATTCCATTGCTTTGGAGATGTCCGCTGCCTGGGTGCCAATTTCATCGGCATAGCTCAGGCCCATGGGCGCATCAGCCACAAGGTCCAGGAATGTGCCGCTATCGCACCCACGCATCGATGCGTCCAGGCTGTGAACCGGGGCAGCATGCTGCATGTACCGCTTGAGCGTGGCCATCGGCACCTGGGTGTGGGCAGCAACCAACTGCAACGGTGGCAGCACCTGATGCTCCTGCTCATGGTCAAACATGAACTCGGAGGCCTTGTTGATGATCCGGTAGGCATGCTCCGGCAACCGAATGTGCTTCCCCTTGCTGTTGATGCCCCGGCTGATCGCTTGGCGAATCCAAGCAAACGCATAGGTGGAGAACTTGTAACCCCGGCTGGGGTCAAACTTGACGATGGCCCGCTGCAGGCCAATCATCCCCTCTTGAATCAAATCCTCCGGCAGCAGGTTGCCCCCGACGTGGCGGTAACGGTTGGCAATCGTCACCACCAGACGGATGTTGCAGGCAAACAGACGATCTGAGGCGCGTTTGCCGCGCCGCATGATGGCCTGCTCTTCCCGCGTCGGGTTGGCCTTTTGCTGCAGCGCCACCCAGCCCTGCACGTGCCGGCCCAGCTGAATCTCTTCTGCTGGGGTTAGCAGCGGGAACCGGCGAGAGCGCTCAATGATCCAATCGACCGTGGTGTTGTCAGCCATGGCCTCATGCGTCAGCAGCGGGCTGCTGAGCCAGTAGCCATGTTGCCCAGGCCACCATCATCTGGCCGGTCTGGGGGTTGAGGGTGGCATTGGGGTAGGACTGGCGCCACCAGGCAGCCAGCTGATCTTCCAGGGATGGGGCGGCGGGCGCTTCGGGTTCGGTGCTCATCAGGGCGGTGTAGGTGCTGTGGCATGGGTGCTGTGGATCGTGGCGGCCATCGGCGGCGTAGGCCGCGTCAAGGGCGTCTTGCCGGTCCTGTTGCTCAATCGGGTGGCAGTCGCTCATCAGAACGGCATCTCGGCGCTGGTGCTGCTCTGGGCGCTGCTCACGGCCCCTTTGCTGGCCGAGGGGTTGATGGTTCCAAACTCACCATCGCGGCCCTCTTTGCCTTTGCCGTTGATGTAAAAGCCTTCAACCTCAACCTCTGCCTTTTTCTCGTAATCCCAGATCTTGCCGGTGCGCTGGCGACCATCATCGTCGGCGCTGTTGATGATGTACTGCGCCAAGGCATAGGCCGAGTCACGCGGCACAAACAACGTCAGCGACCTGGGTTGCTTGCCGCTGTTGTCGTAGCGGTTCTCGCCGGTGCTCCATTTGACGGGCTTGGGCAGGGCTGCTTTGAAATCAGAAGTGGTCATGGGGTCAGTGAATGACAGGTAGTTGGAAGTAACGGCGCAGGCAGTCATGGACCGCGCCGCTGGGAGTGAGCTGATGCTCATGGGCGTGCTGCTGGATCAGCTCCATCACGTCCGGCCAGAGATGGGCGCCAACCTTGATGGAGCGGGTGCTGCGGGCATACCGTCGCGCTTTGTGCTCGCTAGCGCTAGTCATCACAGGCGCACCAAGCGGCGGGGGCAGAGCGATGGGCATAGAAATCAACGGGCTTAATCGAGATGCTGCAATCCTGCAATAGCAGCGGCTGCCTTAGTTGAACCCACGCCGACTTAGCCCGCTCAAACGTGCAGAACCGGTGTTCAATCGGCACTTCATTGGCGCTATGCACAAAGTGCATGGTGTTGCCAACAATGTCGGCCAGATACTGGCCCTTAGCGTTGATCAGCACCCAGCACACCCGGTGCAGATAAGGATCGGGCCAATAGGGCAAGCAAAGATCGTGCCTGCTGCAATAAAGCGCGTTGAGCGCAGTGGTTGCCGTAGGCGGTGATACGGGCATCGAATGCAGCATCTGCATAAGCGTCGTGTTCGACAGACTCGACGGCGGCGATGGCTCTGGATACAGCCGCGAGAGCAGCGTGGATGTCGTCATGCGGTTGCAGGTGTCTGGATTTCATGCAGTTTCTGCATTAAAAAGTCGCGGTGCTCAGTGGTCTTGATGTAATCAGCTGCCTTCTTGTCGGCGGGCAGCTCAAAGCGCTGCTGAAAAGCCTTGATCACCGCAGCGCGTTGCGTTTCATTGACCTTCAGCACGGCATTGACCAGCTCCTGAACCTGTTCGCTGGTGAGGGCGCTGGCGCCCAGCTTCTTGGCGACAGGCTTCACCACTGCAGGCTTGCTAGCGCTAGCAGTTGATGCCGCGTCTTCCTCGCGCATGGGGTTCTCGATCTCCACTCGCGCCCACAGCTCATAGCCGAGGCCAAAGGTGAACGCAGCAGCCGTGCACAGGCAGCGGCGGTGCGTGTCGGTCAGCACCCGAGCGGTGATCCGCTCCGCTGGAATCGGGTTGTTGCGGTTGTCCATGCAGGCCTGCGGAAAGTCCGGGGTCTGCTGGCCGGCGTTGTTGAAGTAGCCCACCACATAGCCACTGCCATCGGGCGCGGTCCAGATGTGGTGCCCTTCGGCGGTTTGGCGCAGCGCAAACTGCCAGCCCGGTGCATGGACGTGCAACAGGTGAGCAATGCGGGCCCAGTTCACATAGTCAGCGGCATAGCTGCCGGTGCCTTTGCTGGAGATGTCATCGGGCGTGATGACACCTCCCAGATTCGGGATCCCCGAAATTGGGACGGTCTCAGTCATGGGTGCGGGTATCGGGCGCCGGATCGGCCGCGGCGCTCCCTGCACCCTAAGACTAGGGTCCGCTAGCTGTCAACCATTCTCCCAGGCCGCTAGCGCATCGGCCACCGGATCCCCACCATCTGCTGCCAATCCGCTCCATTCCTGCGGCGTCCATTCGTGCCAGCCGCTCAGCACGTTGCGCAGCAGGTCGCGCTGCGACGGGCTCAGCTCCTTGCAATGCTTCTCCAGTTCGCGCCACGCCACTGCCGGGCTGAGGCTTTTGGCCTTGGCAATCGCTTCAAAGGTGGCCTGGTGTTCTGCGCTCAGGGTGGCCGCGTCCTCAGCGCTTAAGGGGTTTGGGGAGTTGGCCCACTCCGGCCCGTCCAGCTCACCGACAAAGTGGGCGAAAAAGTCCGAAGCCCGCCAGGGGGTGCCCTCGGGGGTGGTGATCGGCTCGCTATCGCTCAGCCGCTCTTTCAGGCGCCGGTCCACGACGCCGCTGTAATCGCCCTGGGCCACGCGCTCATTGGCCATGGCCAGCTGCATGAAGGTCAGCGGGCTGGGCTGCTCCGTTTTGCCGTTTTGGAGCTTGTTGAAGCTGCTGTCGCGCACGGCAGGGAAGCCGGCCTCGTGGCCCCAGTCCTGCAGGGTGCTGTGAATCCAGCCGTTGCGATTAACCCAAGCCGTCAAGGTGCGGCCAAACCGCAGCCGCAGCTCGGGCGAGGGGTAGGCAGCGCGGTCGGGTTCCATGGGCTAGGGGT